TGACGTTGCTGTAACGTTGCGAAAACTCCTGGAACGAGAACGAGCGGTGACGCAAAACCTGAGCCGCGATGGCACGAGTGGTCTCGATCTCAACCTGCATACTGGCCATCTCAAACGGTGAAAAGTGCTTATGCTTGAGCAGGTAGCGGATCAGCTTAGGCGCTGTCTCGTTGTTGTGCTGGTTCTGCGGGTTAGACACCCTGGCCATGTAAACGATGTTTTCCTCCGCATTGGGGGTGATCGAAACCAGGCGAGCTGTATGAAGTTCTTGTTGCATGGTCAGTACTCAGTGCGAACGTGGGGCTTGTAGGGGTGGCGAGCTTTGTATTGGATGGCTTGTAAACATCCATCATAAGCCAAAGACAGACCGGTAGCGGTTCCGCAGTAGGGAGCGCGAGCATTGTCGTCCCCTTCCACGGTCCAGTCCCAGAATCCATCAATGTGTTCAAAGGTGATCTTCAAAACAAGTCAAGCTCCTTTTCTTGATCCATGAACTGATACCAGGATGGGTAGGTCAACTTGTTAATCATAGCAGGCTTACTGGGCCATTCGCCACTGGCCTGGCATTCGTTGTAAATCTTAATAGCGCGGTCGAACTTCCTCTTCCCTTCCTCCATCATCTCATCAGAGACCTCGAAGAGGCTGACAGCGTATGGAGCCTTGCGCTCCACGCAAACAAAGATGAACTTGAACGGCTTCCCGAACGCGGCCTCTGCGGCGATAGAATACGCCGACGCCTGGAAATCGTACCCCAGCCCCACCACCTTCTTGGTGAACAGTTCCGGCTCTACGGTGTCAGTCGTCTTGAGATCGAGCACGATGCCCTCGTCTACCAGTACCCGGTCCAGGCGGGCCTTGCAGCGGACGCCCTCCCAGTCCCAGTAGATCGACACCTCGTTGTACTTGATGTACTCGGCGTCGGTACCAGAGAACCACTCCAACTGCCGAAGGGCCTTAGCCATGCCTTGAACGCTGCCCCAGGGGTCATCCTTGCCGCCCTCGGACAGAGCCTTCTTGCGGCCCAGTTCAGCCTTCCATGCCTTGCCCTCCTTAGTGGCCAGTGACAGGCCGTCGGGCTTCTTGACATAGCTGGCGTTGAAAGCCTTCTCTCCGTCGAGCACAAGGGCGTGCAAGGCGGTTCCCATCTCCATTGCGGGGGTGGGGATCATCTTGTACTTGAGAGCTGCCTGGTAGTGCGCAGGGCTCTCTAAGATTTTCTTGAGGGAGGACTGATTGACGCCCTCCTCCCTTCTGTAGTCAAAATCTGACTCGTTAAAGCAGGTTGCTGCCACGTTACAACGCCGGTTGCTGCTTCAGTCTAATGGGTAGATTGTGATCAGCCACTGGGACTCAGCCTTTGGCGCCTTCTCCCACTTCACCAGGATCTCGGGGATGATACTCACTCGGTCATCGGTCCACAAGAGGCCGTTGGCGGCATCCATCAGTGCTCCGATGATGTTGTCAGCATCAGCCCTGCCCTCCCCTTTGATCCGCAGCTCCAATCGCAGGGGGCCCTCCAGAGGCGGCCCGTCCCATTGCTCTTTCAGCTGTTTGACCATCTCGGCCTGTTTCTGTCGATATGCGACAGGCATGAATGTTCCATGCCTTGTAACTCGCGGCCTTGCCTTGCTGTACAAAGGCATGTTCACCTCAAGCTCAATCACTTGCGGGTCTCAAGATAGGTCACGAAGAGCACAATGGCACTAAAAAAGGCACCGCTAATGATAGCAGTGCCCAATGTTAAGCCTGTGAAAGCTAAGAAAGTCATGTCGCTCTTAGCAGCCTTTCTGCTGCTTCCATCGGTGTCATAGCATTCCAATGGAAAGACTGTTCGTCATCAGAGATAAACCGATCGCGCCACATTCGGTTCATGGTGTACGACATGATGTCGTGCCACATGCTGCCAACCAGGATGAGTGGCTTCTGCTCCATGTGTTTGACCTGCAATAACTGAACAACGGTCAGGATTTCCAACTGAGTCCCAATGCCACCAGGAAGAGCAATGAAAGCGTCGCAATCATCAGTAAACTGCTTGAGTCGGGTAAAGAAATCGTTGTGATGGCTGTCAACCTGCACTGCTGCGTTTGTCTCTGCCTCAAATGGCAGGTAAATTGAGTAGCCGAGTGAGCAGGTGCTTCCCTCGCAGCCAAGCTTTGCCCCGACGTTAGCTGCTTCCATGAGGCCGGGGCCTCCACCGGTGGCAATCGTCCAGCCATTTTCTGCCAGAAGGCGAGTAGCCTGCACCGTGTTGTAGTAGAGTTCCGTCGTTTCCTTGGGGCGAGCGGACCCAAAAATTGCTACGGTTTTCATTTGGTGGTACCTCCAGAGATGCCAAGGGTGTAAGTGGTGCCGTTTTTATCGATGCCAAAGATAATGCCACGCCGCTCAAAGGTGCGGACGATCTCGTTCTCCTCAAACTGGTCGAGGTCTTTGTGCAGCTCGTCCAGGTCAACCTCGCAGGAAGGATAGCGCAGAGAGGCTTCTTCCGGGTCTGGAGCGTCCCACTCGGCCTGGCCAAGGAAGTCGTACCTCCGACGAGGGGTAGGCTCATACGGCTCCACGGGGCCGAGGGTGTCGTCCCACAGGGCGTGCTGGCTGTCCAGGGACTGCTCAGCGTTGTACTCGTAGCCTTCGGCTGCGCAGGCTGCGTACTCCTGCAGTACATCCTCGTATGTCACCGCATAGGGCACTGTGGACGCCTCCAGGGCCTCGATCTCGCGGCTGAGGTAGAAGATAGCCTTCTGCAGGTCCTCGACGGTTTTAGAAGGGTCCTTGCGGCCAGCGCGGCTGATGTACTTCAGGGCTGAGCCCAGCCGATAGTTCAGGTCCCAGTCGGCGATGACGTTGAGCGGCTCGTACTGGCGGCCCTCGACGTAGTGAGAAGGGCGATCGACCATATCAGTCATGTCAGATGCTCCAGTAGTGTTCGAGTCGGTGAGCGCAAGCCGCAAGGTGAGCCTGCTCGGGGGTGTCGTAAGTGCCAGGATAATGGTTAATCCTAGTACCTGGGCCCATGTATTGGGCCCTATACTTCCCATTGTAGCAGTAAACCCATCGCGGCAACCCAGTTCTTGGCTTGGGAGCCCTTTTGTTCAGGGCTTGTTCACGTGTTGTAGCCCAGCGACAGTTTTCTGGACAGTAATCGCCATTGTTGTCGATCCTGTCCAACGTAGTTCCTGGTGGCTTTGGTCCCATGTCCGAAACAAAGGCAAGCAGACCTGGGGGTAGAGAGCCGTTGGAGTGGCGCCCTGGTTTGCCTAGCATCGCCCACTCTTTGCAGACTGCGATCCCCCTTCCCCCATAGTTGCAATAGGCGCTTGAGGACGGATTGTTGCAACGTTGCCTCATTCGAGACCACGTAATATACAGTGGATGATCTTTAGCTTTCATTTTTTGCTCGGGGTGTACTCCTTTAGATTCCTTGCGTCGTAGCAAATCACGCGGCGGCTTCCGATTTTCAGAAACACAACGCAACGATCCCTGCTACTGAATTCTACTGTACCGCGAAGCCATCCGGCTCCGCAGAAAACCTGGACCTGGGTGCCCTTGCGGAATACCGGTAAGGGCGTCGGGTTTTGGTACATTCGTTCTACCGCCTTGAGCGTTGATGGCTTGGCGGTAAATTCTCCTGTTAACTTATTGAAGCGGCCGATGATTCTGCCTCCGTAGGTTTGAAACGCCCCATTACTTTCTCACGTGTTCATCGTTGAGAATGATGGCACTCTCAAGTGAGTTCCACAGGGCCTGGGCTTGCTTGAAGTTTAGGCCCTTGTGCTTCTCCTTGGTCTTCTTGTCAAAGACGCAGTACTGGCCCTCGGAGGGGCCGTCCATGTGCTCTTGGACCTGCCTCTCCAGCTGTCGCTGGTAGCGTTGCTGGCGCTTCTTTTTGTTTTGGCGAGCGGGCATGTTTTCAGAAAGGTACGGGTAGACGGTCGCGGTCCTCCTGGGCAAGGTCTGCCAGCAGGTGCTGGGGCATCATAGCATCCAGGGCGGTCACCGCGTTGATGACGTGCGGAACGTTCCGCTTGTTGCCTCCAAGGCTGAGTACCCAGAGGTCTTCTTCGGAGTTGTAACGGCAGAGGCCTTCGGAGATCATCTCGCCAAGCACCTCATCCACCAGCAGCTCCACGCGGGAACGGTCGCCGTAGTCGCCCAGGAGCGGGTCCCAGGCGCCTTCACGCAGGTCGTCGAGGCCGCATACCTGGGTCACTGCCCCGATCACCTCAGAGGGCCGTACAGCGCCACGGTAGAGCAAGATGGCCCATACAAACGGGCGGACGTTCGCGTGCGTTAGCAGCGGGGTGTCATCCCATAACGCCCCAGTGTAACCAGGAGCCATTTCAGATTCGTGTAGGTTCATGAGTTAGCCTCCAGATAGGTGATGGCTGAAGCCAGTATAGCACAGCTGTCGCCCAGGAGGCCGATAGCGCGATTGCAATGGCTACAGAGCAAGCCTCGGACCTTGCCCTTTTCGTGGCAGTGGTCTACGCACAGTCGCTTGGTTCTCGCGGTTGCCTCAGGCTTCCCGCAGATGGCGCAAACACCACCCTGAGCCTGTTCCATTGCTTCGTACTCCTCAAGCGTAATGCCGTAGTCTCTACGAAGCTGCCCGCACTTGTGCCTGCGCGAGTTGGTGATGTTCCTGGTTCTCCACTCGTTGGACGCTATCGCCGCGCAAGCTTTGCAGTAATTCCTTCTGCCGTCCTTGCTTGGCCGATAAACAGCGAATAACTCCAATTCCTTTTCTTGTTTACATCTTGTACATGTCTTCATAAAGAAAGGGGTCTCAGAGGACCCCATCATTATATCAGATCAGAAGGCAGGTTCGTCGGCTGAGTCCCGTCGCGCTTCAAGGTAAGTAACGCGGGCCGAACGGACATCTAGGAACGTCTTCCCCTCGTAGTCTCGCTGCACCAGTTGCCCAGTGACCGCGACCTTGTCACCTCGCTGAAGGCGGTCGGCTGCGATCTGTGCAGACTTGCCGCGAACTTCAACACGATAGAACTGACCCTTGCTTTCGGTTCCGGGCTTGGTGTAGATGTATTCACGATCGGCTACAGAGAAGGTAGCCACGGAGTCGCCGCTGTCAAAGGTCTTGACAGTAACGGGGGATTCACCCTGCTTGCCA